CCCCACGTTAGTTTGGTGGCCATCAATTGCCCTTGGAGCTGCAGCGGCCCCCTGTGAGGCGCTGGCCGGTCTTCTGGCTTGCTGCTGGTGAGCTTGCTCTCTAGCACGCCCACGCCGTCCACCCAGACAGGGCCGTCAACGCAGTAGATGCCCTTCGACGGATCGGTCGTGACTTCATGCCCCAGCCCGCCGTCAGCGGTGCCGTCAAGCGACACGGCAAATGGTAACGTGTCGTGGAAGATGGCGTCATGCTCCAGCTTCAGGTCAGTCAAGTTTAGCCGTTCAGCGGCGGTGGTGAGGATGACGCCCTCCAAGGCGTCACCCCAATCGCAGGCTTCGTTGCCGTTGAATGGATTTGGGTTTGGCTTGCCTTCGATTGAGGCTAGTGCCTCAGCCAGCAAGTCGTTTGGCGTACCGTATGGCGACGCGTTCATCAGCAACGGTATGCGTGATGCCGTGACAATGTCGTCCGGTGTCTTTTTACCGACCATTGGTTGATCTCCTGTTTGGGAAGGCTTCGTAAGTTTCCGAGCAAGCATCAGATGGATTTAATTCGACCAAGATCGGTAAATCGTGAGTTATAGCTTGGTATGTGGCTGTACTGAGGGCGGTAGTTTTTTTTGTGTGATACCACCTGCCAATTTCTCCATCATCAGTAATTGCTGTGACAAGCCAAGGCATTTCACCGTTTTCAACTTCGATAATCAAAATTGCATTAGTGAATGAGCTGATTTTTGCATCCTCACTTGGAACTTGGCGATACTCTTTTGCGATATTTAAAACTACATTTTTCATTACTTTTTCCCTTGTCCTTTTCTAAGGTTTTGATTGTTGCCGTGTACTGGCTCAATGCCAACAGCCTGTTCTGGCGTCCAGCCATTTCTGATGCGCCAAGACACTGTTTGCGGGCTAATGCCGGTTTTTCTTGCGGCTTCTGATATTGAGTTAAACCCTTTTATTTTTATTGAATTAAACCAAGATTGCCTTGGCTCAAGACCAAACGCTTCAGCGATTGTCCATCCCTTAGACAATCGTTGCGTTACGCACCCAGCCCTAATACCGAAATACTTTGATGCTTTTGATACGCTGGGAAAAAACAAATCACCAACAATAATCTTATTCCCACGGCATGTAGGGCGGTCTCTTGTTTCAACCCCGAATATTTCTTTGGACGACCAGCCCTGCCTTTTTCGAGAATGATATAAATTGTCCGATATGCCGTAATGCTCACAAGCCTCTTTTATTGAAGTGAATTTTTTACCCATTACTAATATGGGTTTCCCAACAGAAAGTGTGGCGTGATGCTTTCCGTTGTACTTTTTTATATTTGCAGGGGGCGCGTCAATCTCAACTGCTTGCCTTGGCGTCCAGCCAGCCTTCAAAATCCTGTATCTGATATTGTGAATGCTAACAGGAAAATGCTCTGCCAAGTCGCCGCACCCATAATATTTTTTGCCGTTAATTTCATACAAATCACCGGCAGCTAATTTAAAGGTCGGGCAACCTCCTGATTTAACATTGTACCCATTTGGATATTTAGTGTTTAACTTTTGTATCCAATACCTTTCGGCACGGCTCAATGTTTTTAAGTTTTCGGTCTTATCCAGAATTTCAAATCTAAAGGCATCTTGACCATAAGTCCTAATAGCGTGAGCTATTGTTTTGGCACTTCCTTTTTTAGAGCTTTTAGCTTTAGCAAAATGCTCCGTGACACGCGGCTTCAAAGTTTTTCTACGAGTAAGCCCAACATACTGCATGCCGTTGACCGTATTAGTCGCAAGATAAACAATCATGCCGCACCCCCAAAGCGCACGAGAAGCGCCCAAAAGTTCAGCTCTGAGCTGACAATGTTAGTAAAAAAAGCCAAGCCAAATGCCATCAAAAACAGCATACAAATTGTGTCTTTAACCATTACCCTCTCCCATATTTAGATGGTGTCTTTAAACGCGCGTCGTCCTTTTTTGGAGCCAGCGCTGTCCATCCGTTAATGTGTAGCCGGTACGCGCTACACACGATCTCACCGCCAACCCAAGACTCACCGCGCGATATGTGCGTGATGAGGCTCTTGTGGTTGGTGCGCTTGCAGGCCAACGCGATTGCGTCATACCTGTCGTAAATTGGACCAGTCACAACTGGACGCGTGAACGGATTGCTCACGACGTACCAGAGTTTGACCCTATCTGATCTGATCTGTTTCATGCTGATCTCCCTTTCGGGCGGGGCTGTTAAGCCACGCCAAATTCGATTGCGGCTTCTGCGTGCAAGCAAGCCATTTCCTCATCAGCCAGATCGGCACGATACTGGTCATCACCAGTAAGCTGATTGCGCTGGGCTTCAGTCATCCACAAAATATGCACATCAAGATCGTGGCAAATGTCGCCGTCAGCATTACGCTCAATAGCCTTAAACTCTGCGGCTGTGTAATTCTTAGTGCGATCCCAATCAATTTTAGTCATCTGGTAATCTCCCTGATTTCCCGGTTTTGTCCCTCTTACCTATTATATATAGGGATGCTATTTACATATTGCAACAGCAATATTGCATTATTATTAGATTAATTGCAGAAAAATATCACTATGCCTTTAATCGCCCAAATTTGCCCGCTGACGGCATGTAGGTGTTTTGGGGCATAAGTGTACCAAAAAGAAGCCAGAAGCGTTTTTTGCTTCCAGCAACGATCACAGAAGGGTCATAAAATGAGTGAAGTTAAACCAGTTTTGTTGAGGCTCAGAGCCTCGACCATCGAAATGCTGAAGGCCGAGCTGGATGTGTCGGCTCATAGGTCACAGTCGTCGCTTGCAGATGAGTTGCTGGTTAAGCAGCTTGAGGCAAATGCACGCCAGCGCAATATGCAGTTTGAGATGGATCGCCAAGCGGGGCGGGCCTGATGCGTGCCGGTGGGGGGCGTGCCAAGGGGGCAGCATACGAGCGAGAAATCTGCAAGCTCATTGAGCTGGCAACAGGCAGGAAGTTACGCAGGCGGCTGTCACAATATCAGGAAAAGAACCTGAGCGATCTGGAGCCAGCGGATAACAAGCCGTTTCCGTTTTTAATTGAGTGCAAGCGGTATGCGAAGCTGTCGCCAAGCAATGACTGGTGGGATCAGATAGTCACGGCGGCTAAGTCTGCGGCTAATACAAATGACGCGCTGCCGTGCCTGATATATAAGCTGGATCGTCAGCAGACACAGGTGCGGATACCGATTCAGGCGCTTGCGGTGCTAGGTAACTCCAGCGCGGCTCAGGACATAGCCGAGGCATACGACTGGCGCTACACGGCTACGTTGGACTGGGAGACGTTTGAGATGGTGCTGCGCGAGCATCTGGCGGTGATGTGATGACCCGGCCAATGTATGAGACACAAACCGACCGCAATAATGAACAGCGGGTCGCTGACTTACTGGCGGAGAAGGGCTACAGCCTCGACAAGCTGCCAATGAGCTTTGGCTTGGACGTGGCCATCACCGACGATTTTGAAGAAAAGATTGTGGCGTTTGCCGAGATCAAGGCACGCACATTTGAGATGAATAAGTACCCGACGGCTATGGTGAACCTGCACAAGGTTATCAGGGCGCATGACATTTCCGCTTGCACCGGATTGCCGTCGTACTTCATAGTTCTTTACCGCGACGCATTGGTGCGAATAAATTTTGCCAGTGAGTTTGCGGTGAGAATGGGTGGCAGGTCAGACAGAGGCGATCCGGCGGATCGTGATGTCTGTGCCTACTACCCGATTAGTGGGTTCACGGTCGTGAGCCAATTTTAAAAGCTGAAAACGAAAAAGGAAAAGTTAAATGGCTTTAGGTTTTGTAAATGAGAACAGCGGTGACGGTTCAACAATCGTGCCGATTTTAAAGTATGACACGCGTGGTGGTTACATCATTAAGGTTGACCGACATCAGGACGAGGGCGGCACTTGGGTTAAAGACGAATCCGAGCTGGAGTATCCGGTCAAGGTCGCGATGGATTTGGAGAACATCAAGGTCGGCTGGCTCGGCTTTGTCGGTGGTGCGCCAGACTTCCATCTGGTCAACATCGGCGAGCCAATGCCAGCGCGTCCAAGCCCTGACCATAACCAAGGCTTTCAGGTCAAGCTCTGCAACAAGGAGCTGGGGCTGCGTGAGTTGTCTTCCGGCGCAAAGACTATGACTGTGCCGTTCAATGACTTACACAACGCATATGAGGCTCAGAAGGCTGATAATGCGGGCAAGGTGCCGGTGGTAGAGTTTACCGGCTCTGAGCGTTACAAGGTTAATACGCCTAACGGTGAGTTGACCTTCAAGAAGCCGGTGATGGTTATCTCCGGTTGGGTTGACCGTCCGGCAGCCCTAGATGGCGCAGCAGCGCCACAAGAACCTGCGCCGACAGTGTCTGCGCCTGCGATGGAAGCCGTTACCACCTCGGCGGCGCCAGTGGCGGGCAGCGACCTGTTCTAGCGCAGTAGGTCACGGCGGTCAGGGTTTCCTCCCTTTCCCTGATCGCCGTGGCCGCTTCAACAAAGGGAAAAAGGGTGAGGAAAGGGTTTTAGTGATGCAATTTGATTTATTCAATCGGTGGTCGAGGCGCACCGGATATAAAATGGCCGACCGCGAAGCTGGTTATCGCGGCAAAAAATTTGACGATGTTTGTTTCCAGCGCCAATTGCGCGACAGCTTGGACGACGGCAGGCCACGCGCGACATTAGACGGCGCAGTCATGCGAGAAATCTCATTTAAGGTAGCTCAAGAGTTTATCCTGAAATATGAGTGGCTTGGCACAATGGGTACGACCAAGTTCTCGCTTGGCATGTTTTGCGGCGAAGATTTACTTGGCGTTATGTGCTTTGGCTTGACCGCTGGCACTGGTGCTTTGTCTGAGTTGTTTGGTGAGGAAAATAAGCACTATGGCATAGTCTTGGTGCGCGGCGCTTGCGCGAGCCACGCGCACCAGCACTCAGGGAGCTGGATGGTTGGGCGGGCTAAACAGGAACTTGCTAAACGCGGGTATCTGTTCGTCATAGCCTACTCAGACCCAGAGGCGGGTGAAATAGGCACGCTCTATCAAGCAACAAATTGGAGCTTTTATGGGTTTACGTCTCCGGTAAATTACTTGGTAAGACCTGATGGCAAGCGTGTTGATCCAAAAATTATCCATAAATATGCAAAAAAACGCGGCATATCTAGCCAGAAACAGAGGCAAGATTTCATTGATGAGGGTTACGGATTTCAAAGGGGCAGCAGGAAGCTGAAGTATTTTTTGACCTTTGGTGATAAGCGTTTGGTCAGAAATCTTAAAAAATGCCAGAAGGTAAAGTCTTATCCATATTTGAAGCGGGATATAAAAATGGATGGTCTTTATGAGCATTGGAAAAGTGGAGTGGTGGCATGACAAATATATCGGCTCACATCGAGCAAATAGCACGGCACTATTGGGGTGAACCTAATATGAAGCTGTCGCAAAAAGGCCGGACGCTCCGGTTTGGCAACAGAGGCTCGCGCGAGGTGCATCTTGGCAAAGGCACTTGGTTTGACTTTGAGACCAATGAGGGCGGTGGCTGCGTGGACTTGGTGCGGATGAATGAGGGCGCGACAATTGCCAGCAACATCCCTGAGATATTAGAGAGAAAATTCGGCATCCAGCGTCAGGCGCAGCAGTCGCTACAGCCAGCGCGATTTATGTCAGCGGTGTACGACTACATAGACGATCAGGGCGAGGTGCGCTATCAGGTTAGGCGGTTCGAGCCGAAGACGTTTAGGCAGTGTCGCCCTGACGGCAAGGGCGGTTGGCTCTTTAATATGGATGGCGTCGAGGCGTTGCCGTACAACTTGCACCACATGATAACCAATCCAGACGCGCCTGTGTTTATCGTGGAAGGCGAGAAGGCGGCACAGCGGCTAACTAAGCTAAAGCTGGTCGCCACAACCTCGCACGGCGGTGCAAAGAAGTGGCAGCCTGTGCTTAACCAGTATTTCGTTGGCCGCAATGTCGTGGTGCTTGCTGACAATGATGACGCAGGCCGCGAACATGCGGATATCGTGATCGGTAATCTGTTTGGCGTGGCTAACCGCATAAAGCGGGTGGAACTGGACGGCCTACCGGCCAAGGGCGATGTCGTTGACTGGCTCGACAGCGGCAAGGGGATAGAAGACCTGATGGCGGCGGTAAAGGCCAGTGACGTTATAACGTCATCGCCTGAGATAAAGGCTGAGGCGGAGGATTATAACAACGATAATAACGATGGCTTAGACTATTTTGAGTTCTTTGATGAGGATTACCTAATGAACATGCCGCCAATCGAGTGGGCGGTCGGTGAGGGTGACGACGGACTTATTACGGCGCACGGCTTGAGCATGATTTACGGCCCACCGGGCAGCGGAAAGAGCTTCATCAGCCTCGATATGGCGCTCTGTCAGGCGCACGGCATCGACTGGCAGGGCATTGAGACCAAGCAGGGTGACGTGCTTTACATAGCCGGTGAGGGCGTTGGCGGCCTTGGCAAGCGCGTCAAGGCGTGGAAGTCAACGCACGGACTAGGCACAAGCGGTCACTTTCACATGCTGCCGCTGGCCGTAAACATGCGCGATCAGGCTGAGGTCGAGAAGCTAATCCGGTCAATCGACAGGCTGGGTAGGAAGTGGACGGCGGTATATATCGACACATTGGCTAGGGCAATGCTGGGCGCAGACGAGAACAGCTCGACCGAGACTGGCTTGGTAATATCTGCGGCTGACGCTATCCGCAATCATGTGCAGTGTGCGGTCGTGTTTGTCCATCACAGCGGCAAGGCGGTTGAGCGTGGCAGTAGGGGGTCTTCGGCTATCCTTGGCGCTGTAGACACGTCTGTGGTGGTGTCGAAGGATGAAAACTATATAACGATGCGGGTGGAAAAGCAAAAAGATGCCGAGCCTATGGCCGATATCACGCTGGAGATGACGCCGATTGCGTCTATATCAGGGGCGTCGGTGGTGCTGACGAGGCTGGATGGCGGTGACGTACCGAAGAAGAAACGCGCCATAAGGCCAGCCTCAGGAAGGCAAGAACATGCGTTTATGGCGCTGCAAAATGTCATCATAGATAGGGGCGAAAAGGTGGTGCCGGTGTCTGCTTGGCACGACGCTCACACCCTAAAATCGCCCGATTTGACCAAAGGACAGAAGGGCAGCGATAGGCAGGCACTTCAGAACAAAGGATTGGTCGTTGTTCACGAGGGCAAATGCTGGATTAACAATGACTTATAGGAAAAGGTTATATGGAAAATGGTCAAATATAACCGTTATATTTATAACCGTATAACGGTAGGTTAGGTTATATATACCCTAAGGGTATATAACCTGACCAACCTGCCGGACGTATAACCAGAAGGGAAAAGTGATGGCGACTAAAAAGACAACGAGGGCGAGGCCAAAACCTAGCAAGGTTTACTATCAACCTACTCAGCCAGCAATGCGTCGGATGCAGGACGCGTTGCATAGGTATGATGATGTCGTGTCGGAGGTTGAGGGGCGATGGGGTGTAGACCGGCTGGTGTGGTTGGTTGGCGGCGAACTGCGTGACAGGTTCGAGCAGCAGATGGACAGGCTCAATGCGGCGATAGATAAATGCGATCCGTCGATAGAGCATGAGGTTGATGTGACGTTGCGTGGTGTGGCAGCGTTAGAGCAGGCGGCGATAGCTGCTGGCGCGAAACCTCTCAGCGGTGACTACGTTGAGGGCAGGATGCCTGACGGTAGGGTGCTGGCGATTACCGCGACAGGGTATGAGGCGGGTAAGGTTAAGCGCGACAATCGTGAGATGGTGGTGTATTCTGCTGATGAGATAGGGCGTATCATTGAGGGGTTGAACAAGGATGCGCCTGTGGTTGATGCTATAAAGAACGCGTTTGCCGGAGCTGAGGTTGTCAGCGTCAAGCCGGTGAAGCATGACCTAGACGACGAGATTCCGTTTTGAGTGGGGTTCGGACATTGGAAGATATCGACAACGAGCGTGACGATGTGCTGAAGGATCGTGAATATATGTTACTCGGCACGTCCACTTGGATCGACATCAAGACGCTCACGGTGAACGTGCAGCGCGTTGGTAACGGCGTCAGGATAGATGTGTGGCCGAGAGAGCTAATGCGGGGCTATGAGCCTCTGGCGAGCGTTGAGGTGCCATTTAGCAGGGGGAGGGATAATGATAGCGGCGGGGGATGGTAGTTGGCAGCGTATGCTCGATCAGGACAGATGCCCGAAGTGTCGAAGCCTGATGAC